TTTTATTATTTGAAAATGAAAAAAATCTTGAGTGGTTATCTCAAGTATATGAAGATGCTAATATTGTTAATTATGAATATTATTATAATAAAGTCAGAAAATTATCATTATTGAGAAGTTATATAAGTGAAGGTATAGATGTATCTGAAATTTTAAATATGGAAGAAATAGATCATGTAATCATTAAACAACAACAAGAAAAATTTGAATCTATGACATTAAATGAAATACAACAATATTTTGATAGAAAAAATTTCAATGTTAAAGAGAAATTTTTTATAAAAGATTCATCAAAACGAAGAAAATCTGGAGATAATGCAGAAGAATTAAGAATTAAAATGAAGGAATCTCCATGTTATGGATATGGACTTGAAAGTAAATATTTAAATACCCTTACAAGAGGTTCGTTAAAAGGAGGATTTTTTCTTGAAACAAGAGATAGTGGCAAAGGAAAAACAAGAATAGCAATTGAAAGATTATTATTAATTTGTTGCCCTTATTTATGGGATCATGACAAGGAAGAATTTTTACCTAATCCTAATGGTCAAAATAATGTAGGTTTATATATAGGAACAGAAATGAAAATATATGAAGAGTTAGAACCTATGATGTGGGCATTTGTTAGTGGAGTGGAAGAATATAAAATTAAAAAAAATACTTTAACTGAAGAAGAAGAAAAAAGAATTGATAAAGCAATAGAATATGTAAAACAAGCAAAAATCTTTTTAGAAGACGAATCTAATTATGACTTAGCATATCTAAGAAATACTGTAGATAGATATAAATTTAAAGAAAGATTAGATGTTCTTGCAATTGATTACCTTGAATTAACTCAAGCATTAATTGCAGAATATGTTCAATTGACTAAAGGAATGTCAGCAAGAGAAGATCAAGTATTGTTAAATCTTTCTGCCAATACTAAAAAATTAGCAACAGATTATGATATTGTAATTTTCGGTTTTACACAAACAACAGATGAAGCACGTAGAGACAGTGTTAGAGATCAAAGGGCAGTAAAAGGAGCAAGATCATTGCCAAATAAAGCTGATGTAGGGATTGTTGTTTTTGCTCCCACAAAAAAAGAACTTGATTACATACAACCATTAATTCAAAAAGCGAAAGGATTAAATAAAACAATATTACCCAATATGTGTTATTCAATATATAAAAATAGATTCGGTGAAATTACAGAGGAAGTTAAAATATGGTGTCATCAAAACTTAGGAAATATGAGAACAATAGATATGTTTTGTACAAATAGAGAATATGAGCCAATATCTATAGATAAAACGATCATAGAATTAGAAGATAAAATCACCGAAAAGAGTGATTTACCGTGGATAGAAACGAATTAATTAATTTAATTACTACTGAAGACATTATTGAAATACTAAAAGATTTAGGATCAAACAATTATAAATTAGATGATAAAGGGAATATATATTTTAATACTGTTTGTCATGGTGGAGATAGTAAAAAACTGTATTATTTCTCAGATAGTAAATTTTTTCAGTGTTTTACTTGTTGTGGATCATTAAGTTTATTTGATGTTATTATGTTTGCTAAAGGTATTGATTTTACTGAATCTTATAATTATATTTGTAATTTTAAAGGGATTTCAAGATTTAAGAAATTAAAAAGAGGACTACAAAAACGAGAATTACAAAATAAGGATTTAGATTTTTTGAAATTTCATCTTTATAAAAAAGAACGTAAAATGATACAGCTTCCTACCTATGATAAATACATATTAAATATGTTTGATGATTACATTCCTTTATCTTGGTATATAGAAGGTATAAATGATGAAATCGCAAATATTTTTCAGATTAAATTTTATATAAGTCAAAATAAAGCAATTATTCCTCATTATGATATTAATGGAAATTTAGTGGGTATAAGAGGAAGATCATTCTTTAAAAATGAAATTGAAAATGGTAAGAAATATATTCCAGTTACTATTCAAAACTTAACATATAAATATCCAATATCTTTTAATCTTTATGGAGTATTTCAAAATCAAAATAATATAAAGCAATTTAAAAAAGTAATCATTGTTGAATCGGAAAAGGCAGTGATGTTATATGGAAGTTATTATGGTCAAGAAAATAATATTACTGTTGCATTATGTGGAATGAGTTTAAGTCTCTATCAAAGAGATTTATTGTTATCTTTAGGAATTGAAGAAATTGTAATTGCATTGGATAAACAATATCAAATTGAATTAATAGATAATGAGAATATAGATAAAAACTCAAAAACATGGAAAGAGTATGAAAATTATATAAAAAGATTAATAAAAATTTCAGAAATATTTATGTCATATTGCAATGTATCAATAATAGTTTGTTGGGATACTCGTTTACAGTATAAGGAATCTCCAATAGATAATGGTAAAGAAATATTTGAAGAATTATATAGAGAACGGCATTACATAGATAATATTGAGGAATTAAGAGAGATGATAAAATAAAGGAGATGTTTGTAATAAAGTATAAAGTGCTAAATAAAGGTTACGAATTAATTAGTGAGAATGAATTATTGGATATTTTATTAAAAAATAGAGGTGTTGAAAATCCAAAAGAGATGTTAAATATTAATAAATCAGTTTTACATGATGGAATGTTACTTAAAAATATGGATAGAGGTTTAAATATGCTTAATTGGCATATAGAAAATAATAGTAAAATACATATTATTGATGATGTTGACCAAGATGGACTCACTTCAGCAACCATCATTCATGAATATATTAAAAATATAAATAATAATATTGAAATTACACATTCAATGAATGACAATAAAATTCATGGTATTATCATAAAGAATTTGGAACAATATGAATTTAATTTGTTAATAGTTCCTGATGCTGGAACATCTGACATAGAACAATGTAAAGAACTAGTTGAAAGTAGAGATGTTGATATATTGATTCTAGATCATCATACTATTGAGAGAGACAATCCATATGCAGTAGTTATAAATTGTCAAGATGGTGAATATCCCAATCCTACTTTAAGTGGAGCAGGAGTAGTATATAAATTTATTAAAGAATATGATAAAAAATATGGATTTAATTTTGCAGAAAATAACTTAGATTTAGTAGCAATAGGTATTGTTGGAGATTCAATGGATTTAAGAAATTATGAAACTAGATATTTAGCTATTGAAGGATTAAAAACTATAACTAATAAATTTATTAAAGAATTTTTAATTAAAAACAAAAAAGAAGAAGAATCAATTAATTTTGAATTTGTAGGTTGGAAAATAGCACCTTTTATTAATGCTGTTACAAGAATTGGTACTCAAGAAGAAAAAATGGATTTAATTAATGCTTTTTTAGGAGTAGAAGATTTAAGAGAATATCAACCTAGAAGGAAAAAGAAAACAGATGACAAACCTCCAATTGAAATACAAACATTACAAAAAACAATGATTCGTGAAAGTAATAATATAAAATCAAGACAAGACAAACTAATTACTAAATCAATGGAGCAGTTAGTGGAAACAATAGAAGCAAAGAAATTAAATGATAATAAGGTTATAATTGTTGACGGTACTGATATCTTAGAAAAATCATTTACTGGTTTAGTAGCAAACAAATTAACTAATATTTATAAACGACCAATAATTATTTTAAAGAAAATGAAAAAGAAAGATGATGAAATAATTTATGGAGGTAGTTTTAGGAATTATAATTTATTCCCTGTCGAATCATTTATGAATGTATTAAAAGGATTAAATACATTTATTGAAGTGGTTGGACATGATAATGCAGGAGGATTTAAGATTAATGAAAGTAAAATTGAAGAGACTTTAAACAAATTAAATGAATTATTTAAAAATATAGATATAGAAGATGTTTATTTAGTTGATTATGAAATACCAGTTGGAAAATTAAAAGAAAAACATGTTCTTCAAGTTGGTCAATGGGCAGATATTTGGGGCAATACATTGAGAAAACCTATTTTTGCTATCACAGATATAGTATTAAAAATTGAAGATATACAATTGCTTGGAGAAAAAAGAAATTTAATAAAATTTGAAAAGATTATTGGTAATAATAAAATATCATTTATTAAAAAGTTTTCTGGTGAAAATACATATAATCAAATGATTATGAAATCACATAAAGGATTATCCAAATCAAAAACTAACAAGGTAAAAATGAATGTTATTGGTGAATTTGAAATCAATAAATGGAATAATAATGAATACCCACAAATAAATGTTATTGATTTTAATGTAGAAGGTGCTAAAGAATTTAGATTTTAATTAGCAATAAATAATAATATTAAAAGGAGATATAAAAATTTGGTATTTAAAAAGGGGATGGGTGCTTTAAATCCATTAGATATAATTAATAAAAGATTTGGGAA